AGATAGCGGAGTTAACCCCTACTGAATTTGTCCCGGCTGACGTGCCCGCGAAGGGGATTAAAAAATTATTGTTGGTAGAACTGCTGGTTGTGGTAAGGGCCGAAGTTCCTGCGGATGTTCCGGTGATTGAAATTGGAACAGCAGACTGATTTACCCATTGCCCATCTATTACTGGTGTTGTACTATTACTGGTTACGATGGTTTTAATTCCCGTTACGGCGTCTGAATACCCGTTAACATACGTCACCACGCCCGATTGAGCAGTACACGCGGTAACCGCACTACCGGCTAATGACAAGCCGCTCGCGGCCATATTGCCAGACGCATCACGCATGACGATCGTGCTGGGCACGTTGGATGCGGTAGCGGATTGAACCATCACAGCAGCGGCAGCTACGGCGGCGGCGGTCTGGCCACTGACGTTTGATGTGTTGCCGGAGGTGAGACCTGCTGCTGTGCCAGTGAGGTTTGTAGCCGTACCGGATGATGGAGTACCGAGCGCGCCACCAGACTGTACTGCACTTACTATGCGTGAGTCATTACCTTGTGCGGCAGTTCCAGCGGTAGTACCGTAAGTAACTGAGATAGCGCCAGCATTATTTGTTATCGTAGTTCCGTCTGGCTTAGTGCCACCGAGAACGGTCGAAGTGGCAGCAGGTAATTGGTACGCTCCGGCAGCGGATGCACAGCCTACCGCACTCCCTGCCGCGTTGATCCCAGTAGCGTAGTTGCCAGCGCCGCAATTAGCGGGCGTTGCGGCTAGAGCGGAAGCGGCGGCGGCGGTGCCGGTTGTATTCTGATTCCAAGTTGGGACTGATCCGGTCAGTCCGCTATAAGGGACGTTCGATGCCGTTCCAGCCCCCACTGCGTAGGTAGCGGTGAGTGCATTCCCCGGCATCTGCCCAGCAATTGCCGCTGTAGCTGCACCATTCACATCAAACGCGGAATATGGTTGGGTAGCAGCCGTGCCTAGACCAAGATTATTCCTAGCGGTGGCTGCATTATTTAAATCAGATAAATTATTAGTCTTCTGCAACGAGGCCGCTTGTACCGCAGATGCGTTAGCGTTGGCTAGCGCAAAGGCAGTATTTAATTCCCCAGCAGTCAATACCTGACCCGGCGTGAAAGTTTGACTATGCCCTTCTGGAAGTCCAGCACATACAAGTAATACAACGTTTAAACCAACTAAAAATCTTTTCATATCAGTCCCGTCCTAAAGAGGTTGTGTAACTGTGGTAATTCCGTAAATTGTGTCTATGGTGCAGGCTATTGCTGCTTGTCTATTAACTGGGTTAACCCCACTCGCATAATCAACGATAGTGTTTACGCCGGGAGTATTTACAATAACGTCTTGGATCGCAGCATCAAACAAAGGAACCGTACCCATACCCAGTATCTCGGTGTTGTAGGGAGTCCCAGCAGTTGTGTCCAGGAACCATTCTCCTTGGATTAATCCAAGTCTTGTCTGTACAGCTTGGGCTACAGCGGCTGGTACGTTAGTCAAGAAATTACCATTTTGCTGACCAAAGGTATAATCACCGTTAGCGTCTAACTTTCTATATTTCATAGGTTACTCCGCCTGCACTACTGAAGTTTGGGTATCCCCTGCTGGAGCCGTGGTTGGTGGATCTGTTACGCCACCCCCGACAATATTATGAACATGCCCTGCTGCCCACGTAGCAAATAATGAGTTAAGTAGATTTAATAACGCTGCTCCGGTATTTTTAAGGATTATACTAGGTGAAGTAACTGTAGCTGAAGTAGCCGCTACCACATTTACAGTAGCCGCATTCACAGTAATTACGTTCTCTGCAACATCTACATAAGTAGAACCATCATCCGATCTTAGCTGGGTTGATGTAGTACTTACGTTACTAAGCATTCTAGGTAATGATCGGAATCCCAATATTGCGAAGCCATCAGATAGATCATGCATTCTGAACTCGGGTTGTGTATTTTGAGTCTTTCCAGATTGCCACCATGCGTCGATACAACGCGATGAAAATACTATCAAGCACTCATCCCCTGCCTTTACTGGGAAAGTCAGCGTAAAGCCCCCTCCTGACGGGAATTGAACCGGCACATCCCTGAGTAACGGAACATTAAGCCACTGGGTAGAACCATCTGGAAACACGCGCTGCATCATCACAGAAATAATAGCAGTGCAAGTCTGCTGATCTTCATTAAAGCTCTGTATCTCTGCCGGCAGCGCAGTCCACACTTTACGCTGCCACCCGGCTAGTGATATTTTTAAGGTATCAGTGAAGTCTTCCCAGCGTTCATTTTTTAACATTATTGAGTATTCCCACCTTGCACAGGACCTTTACTTGGAATAGCTGGGGTAGGCCCGGCTGTTTTGTTTACGGCCAAACATAGTAAGTCGGTGTACCACTCATTCCCACGAGTATCACCAGAGTGCTCCGCGAGCATGACGCAGTAAATACCATCTGGATTAGTTGGGGCAACTGGCATCAATGCATCAGTGCCACGCTTATTGTAGTAGAGCATGGCCAGAGCGTTTGGATCAGCACTCCCAATCTGGTTAATCAGGGTGTTGTCTAACTGGATTAAGGTGCGGACTCTAGCATTCGTATTAAGTAGCACTCTAAGCTTTATCCCCTCATCCGTTTGCTCTGGTACCCCAATCAATCCAGTTTGAGTATTTATCTGGATAGCGGTGCCGGGGATGTAATCAGCATCCCGAACCATGATTACTTTGCCGTTTTGTATAGACCACGAAGCCCCAACAGACGCAGCTATAACTCCAAGCGCATCTGCCCCGAGTCCGAACACTACCTTACCTCGTATGATGGGTCTGTATATTCCGTCAGCAGAAAGATTTAAAGTGTACCCAGTGCTCACTCCAGGCATATTACTGGTTATGGTTTCATACTGAGTGGCAGCAGATGTACCACTCGGGAAAGATTGACTTACGAATCCCTGATTAAAAGCTAGGTCACCATCCGCGCATAGAAGGTCTAGGTAAGTATCCGTTGCATTCTCACGGCCTTCACGGAATTGTTTTATTGATCCAAAGAATACCGTCCCATGTGCCCCGTTCTGGTAGCCAGCGTTTAAAATTACATTCTGGTACGCACCCTTTATCTGTTTTACTGTAGCTGGGGCTAGGTTGTAAATCCTGATGATAGTATTGTTTGGGCTGTCTCTATCACATTGGACTGTGTTAAACCTGATCCTAAACTGCGATAGGTTAATGCTGTTTACTAAATCCTTTGGAGTTGTATTGTTGTTTGTGTAGAGCTGTAATTGCACCCACCGTAAAAATTGATTTGGAGCGGTGGTCATGAATTACTCCACTATAAAATAAAGGTGTCCTGTGCTTCCAAGTGAAGCATAAGTAGGTGGCGCGTATATGTCCCCATCAGTCTGGTCTATCAACATACCTCCAAAGTTCATATACCCATATTGCTCCAGCAAGTCAGCCCCTGTTATCAGTGGGATACCCGTTATGATGTTTATAGTTCCGGTCACATCTAGTATATCCACAGTCCAACAATTAGACGCTTCTAGCCAATACACATTAAGAGTGTATTCTGTGCTCCCTAAAGTGATCTGTAGAGTCTGCGCCCCTGGAGCTAGGGGTATCTCATACGAGGTACTCATTTAGTGACACCAGGAACCGCTGCCGGGGTTGCTGGTTTAAGAGTATGGCCACCTTGATCTTGGCCGGGATCATTTACTGCTGGGTTAGCAGGATTAGTAATAGTAGTAACCACCGTATTCACCAAGATTACTTCCTTAAAAGAAAGTACAGCGAACATAGAATCCTCTGACCTCTCGGTGGTCTCAAGCGTAATAGTCTTCAGTAGCATATTGCTGTACGTTTTTCGCAGTGTATAAATTTGCAGCAGTATAGCGGCTTGCTGGTACAAAACTAATTGAGCATAGATAGCGTTTAGAGCCGTCTGACTCCCTCCACCCTGCGATGAGTTAATGGTACTAATTGCTCCAAGAACTCCCTGCACCTGCTGGTATAAATTGACGGCCTTACCTACACTCGGAATATTTGCAGATGCATACCCTATAGCCGCATTTAGCAGACTGCCAGAATTAGAAGGGCTATTAGACCAAGCCGCTTCAACTATTAATTCCACTGGGCGTTTAAAAGCATGATCGGTAATAGGAGCACCTTGCTCTACCGGGTGCTCTGTAATATCCATATCGTCATGGTGCTTCTCAGATATAGTAATTTGTGGGAGGAGTAAAGCTTGGTTAGCAGCTTGACTATAAATGCCGCGTTTCGGCTTCATAATCATCTGCTCTAAACCGAGCTGTAAAGCCCCCTGCGCAAAACCTGAAAAGTTCATGTTGCAAATGCTCCTTTCATATTGCGGGTGTTATCCCCGTACACGCGAGTCTGGGCAGCGGCCACCGCATTAGCAGTAGCCTTAGGATCACCACTGCCCATCACATTGATTGTGGTTGTGTTGGTTTGGTTTATCTTAGTACCTGATCCCATCCCCTCATGCCCAGCAATGCTCCGTGATAAGGATGATAGCACTGTAGGATCATTTAGATTTAGATGGGTGTTAGCCCCCATCCCCATCCGCTTGGATACATCAGCTATGTAAGATGCAGTGTCATTTTTATCTGATTGCGGAGCCCACTTTGATATGATCCCGGCTATAGTATCGTTACCACCTCCACCATAGTATTTACCATGCTGCAATAATTCTTGCATAGCTTTGGTACCGACTGCCATGCTTGGGAAGATAGCAAAGGTACCATCACTTCCGGTAGCACCATGGGACTTCGCAAAGTCCCCGTACTTTATATTTCCGGGGTTATTATTGCGTTCATTACGACTACCACCAGTCTTAGATTTCATGTGGTCATTAAACGCTTTACGCTGCGCTAATTCTGCTGCGGATACCCCAGCCCCGGCTGTGTACGGAATGATATTGTTATCTGGCTTACCTTTGTTTGATACCCCACCCTTGATTCCAAAAAACTCACCAATGGATTTTAGATTGTAATTAAGCCGCTCAATGGTGCTCATGTCAGTGTTTAAACCACGAGCTACCCCGTCAAAAGCCTCCTGTAAAAGCTTAGTAAAAGAATCTAATGGTCCTATAAAGTGTACCAGAAATGATTTGCCAAGCAGGTCCAACGAAGCATTCAATTTATCCAGATCATGGGTGTACTGTAGAGTAGCCGCTTTTGACTTCTCCGGGTCAAGACCAACAGATTTATAAACATCAGCTAGTTCCTTAACCGATCGTTTCATTTCATCTGTATGTGACCTCCATAGGAAGAAAGTATCTTCATCCATCCCAAAGTTAGACATTATCTGCTGACCAATCCAAATAGGACTTTTCTTGATGGCGTCCGAGTTCATTAAGTCAGTAAGTATTTCTTCAGTCTTCTTACCGGTCTCGTTGATATGAGTAAGTGACGAAGCATAATTAACCATCCATGGTAATCTAAAATTAACCCCAGCATCATGCATAGTGCGGGCCATTGCTTCAGTGTTAATTCCTACCTGCTTACCAGCATAGGCCATCTTCTGTAAGCTCTCAGCAGATGTTCCTGCTAGCTGGGCATCGAAGTACATCTTGCGCATAGAGTAGGCAAACTCAGTTACCGCTCTTTCCACCTCAATCACGGTAGCCACTACAGCAGTTCCCACTCCGAGTATCATCTTCTCAGTAGCTGAAAGAGCATCAGTAAGTTTTTTCTGGGACACGGCATCAACGTGGTATCCAACACTTACTAAATATTCTTGGAGTAATTCTGCACTACCGGCCATGGTGGTTCCTTATTTACTTAGAAGAGTGTTATTTCTATGCTCTACGTCAATACATTCATTAAGCTTTGTAATAGCAAGAAGATCCAGCGTCCCATCCTGCAATGATTCAGCCTTGCACATACCGCGCAGTATTGGCCGATACAGAAAGTCTTCCTCAGAGGTCATGTGGACTAAACTTGCGCCCTCTCCGGTGCTTCCAAGTTGGAAAGGGCGGTAGAGAAAAAATCCCCTAAATTCTCCACAATAACAGCAGCGGTAAGATCAATCATTATCTTCATCCCAATATCCTGGAACATCAGGTCACCAGATGGGGTAGTAAGCTTCGCGAAGGACTCACCAGATTGCCGCTTTACCACTGATAAGCACTTCTGTACTACGAACTCACTATCTGCATCTGTAAGTTGACCTAGCATAAGCAACACTAAGAATGTCATGTCCTTATCCTTGTTCTTATCTGAGGTCATGGCTTGTATCAACGATGATACTGCG